CTTGCAGTAGCAGCAGTAATGTTACTTGCAGATACTTGACCCAAAGTAGTTAATCCAGTTACACCCAATGTACCAGCAATCGTGGTATTTCCAGTAGAAGCATTAACAATAAACTGACCACTGTTGTAGTTCAATGAATATCCATTTTCCAACAACAACGAGTTTTCAAGAGTATCACCAGTTTGAGCACGTGGCAAATATCCATAGGTCAAATTGTTCTCAGAACCAAATGAACCAGTAGGACCACCCATCAATTTGTTGGTAACTAACGGATTAGCAGAATCACTAATGAACCAATAATCGTTTTGACTATCCCACAACAATGATGCGGTTGCTTGATTCAAACTTCCACTGTCAACTACATCCAATCCACCATAACGTTGGCTCGGAGTCAATACATTCAAACGAATACGGTTATCACCAATATCAACTACACTTGAACTGATGTAGGTCATTGCACCTTGAACAGTCAAGTTGCCTGGTACCACAATTCCACTGCCACTAAATTGTACGTTGTTGATGTATACTGACGAATTTCCTGTTGTAGAAACAGTCAAATTACCACCACTCGTTGATGTCAAACTTGGATTTGCACCAGCAAGTGTCAAGTTACCACTCAAATTAGTACCTGATGCACTAAGAGCTTGCAACTGAGTCAATTGACTTGCGGTCAAGGTGGTAAAACTACCAGCTGCTTGAATGTTTTGACCAATTGGAGCAGCATCAATTGAGCCTGACGCAACCACATTACCGGTAGCATCCGTCTGAATAATCAGACGTGAACCTGACAAATACTGTTCTTCAAACGTCGTATTAGCAGCGTCCCTTTGATGTAAAATTATAGAATATGGATTTAGTGTAGGCATATAAGTGAACCTTGAATCTCTTTATAAATATATTAATTGTTTAAAAAAACCGTTTTAAATTTCATAGTTGTTTAACGGTTGACGTAGCCATTCACCATTTGAATAAATGTAATGAAATTCATTGTCATATGCCATCCATCCCTCTTCACCATAATCGTTGGGTGATGTGGGTGGTGTATGCCAAGTAACATTTGGATCATTCAAAGTGCCCGACAAATCGATTTGATAAGTCTGAAATGTAGCATTCATTTGTTGTATGCCTACATCAGCATTCCAAACTGCAATTGGTTGACGCAACCATCTACCATTGATATAAATGTAATGAAAGTTTTCATCATACGCCATCCAACCTTCTTGACCGTAGTCATATGGTGTATTTGGTGCAGCATACCAAACTGGATTATTGTAAAACACAGTGGATTGATATGTCTGAATAATTGTTTCAACCTGTTGAGCAGACAAATCCTCATTCCACGAACTAAATGTAGGTGATGCAAGTTCAGTACCATCTTCAACCATCGGATTAACGTAGTGATATGGTATAGGCTTCTTGTATGAGTTTTCTCTGACCTCTTTGTTGATTTTGGCCATTTCGGTACCAGAAACAACTTCGCTGGTAACAATAACTCTACGTTGAGTAAGAGTTTTTGTGGTAGTAAGTTTCTTGTTCTCAAATGAATCTGGCAACAGATAGGCTTGAACAGTCATATTGAATGTTGTTCGTACCATTCTATCTTTACCCGAATTTACTTCGGTGGTATTGGAATAATCATTGATGTAAACTCTAAACTTGAATCGTTTTGGATCACCCCAATATTCTTCAGCAGCAAAATTGATCTTTTCAATCAATGAGTTCATTTGTTCAACATATTCTGTCCACATCATAAACTCATAAGTCAATGTTACATGGTCAGGCATCGTAACATTCAAGATTTGAGCAACTGGAGCACTTGCACTTGTCAACAAAGAAAACTTGTCGTATTTGTTTTTTTCATCAAACTTTTTAACAACTTGAATGTCCAAATGACGATTCAATGTTGCCAAATTTTGATTTTTAGCAACAGTGTTTCTCTTGTACATGATAGCAGGCAATTGAAGTTTGCCTTGATTATCACGAATTCCACCATCTGTTTGAATAGACTTCCAACGTTCTGGACTTCCATAAAACATTGGAACTTTTACGTTTTCACCATTGTCTTCAACAGTCAAGTTGATGACTTTATCCATATATTCAAATATGGCTGTATCAATATCGAGCAACGTAATTGTAAAGTTCTTGAACTTGTCTTGATCTCTACGAACTTGTGTTGCACGATTGACAGTAGCTTTGACTTCAGCAACATTGTTGTCTTTGTTTCTGAAATTTGGAGCTGGATTATCTGGATTTCCTTTCCATGCCATACGTTATACCTGTCTCTCAAAAATGTTTAGTTTACTCAATCTGCTATAGTGAGTATTGCAAATAAAACTGTGAACCACCGTTTGATCACGATCCGGTCCAAATCCTTCATCTTCACCACTAATATCGCCACGGTCAATCAAACAACTAATGTCAATGCCGGGATAAAAAGTCTTACCCTCAGATGGTGCACTTTCACCATACAAGTTAACTTTGGTCTCAGATGCAGCAATCTTAAAAACAGTGACCAACGTTTCAATAATATCACCCATCAACTCAGCATTGATGGAATTGATAAAATTGATGTCACGAGCGCTAAAATATCTTCCTCTTAGTGATGCCATAGATTATCCTATATAAATCATCATTGGAACTTTTTTCAAAATCTCAGTGCTCTTGTCAGCTTTCATTGCTTGTTCTTCAATCAACTTTGAAGGCAATGATGCTTCCAACATCTCACGAAGTTGTGTGAGTAGAGCTTCTTTTTCAGTGCTTGCTTCACTACGTAGTTCAGCACCATCCAAAGTAACTTCACCACCCGGAATTGGAATGGTACTATACTTTTGACGAATCGCACCCAACATTTCTTTACACAATGCCAAGTAATACTTGCGTATCCATTGTCTGCCCGGAGCATTGATCTTGCTATAGATAACATCCTCATATGGAACATTACTAAAGTCAGAAATTTGATCAGGTATACTACCAGATGGTGTATTTGAGGAACCTGTGTAATATAGATTTGCATCTCTATCACTTTCCAACGCATACTCAAAATACACTTTGTAGTTGTTGGTTGGAATTGGAAACAACTTCAATTTGTTGTTCACAATTTCAAAACTGTAACTACTCTTACGAACCATATCGTTGAACTCAATTGCTTGACCACGAAGCAAATCTTCAAAAATCGGTGTCATCAAAAATTGAACAGCAGGACTATATCCAGCAAACCCCATTTCATTCAACACGTTGCTGTATGACATACCGGTCATACTAAATGGATCATAAATACGAGCAAATGCAGGAGGACCATGGTGGAAAATACGTTTCACTTCGATACGATTTCCAGATCCAGATGCTTGTTCATACAATGATTGTAAATCGTATGTTTGTTGACCGGTAACAACATCGATGCTACCTTTCTTCCAATCAACATTACCACCCACACCCACTTCACTGCCGTATCCCTTTGACAACTTAATCACATATGGCAACGGATCGCCCGTCATAGAACGTCCATTAACTACGGTTGATGTAGATTGTCCAAGCAGTGACAACAAATTGTTACGAATGTTGAATTGATTGATTTGTGAACCATATTCTGTTACAGCTTCTTCAAATGCTGCATAAAAGTTCAAATCGATCATTTCGATGTCTTCGATGGGATAACCCAAACGGATCGCTGCCCAGACCGCACTGCTACTGCAATCGGCCACAAAACGAGCGTTTCTTCAACGCACTAACTGCTTTGGATGCTGGTGATCCTGCTGCTTGCATTCCGTGAATCAATAACGCAAACGGTTTATCATCTTTATAAGCATGAGTATCATCATGATCGATTTCCAACCCAGTATGTTCACCACCAGCTTTGTCTTTCCATACATAACTGTCAGCTTCTTCCGGTGACATTACCACTGCTGCAAATTTCAAACCCTTTTGTTTGATTTCACCATCGTGTTTTCCTCCCAAAGAATGTGTAATCAAAAAGTTGACAGGCAATGACAAATCTTTAAAATATGGATAACTCTTGGTGTATGCATAAAAAACAATATCTGGAAATGCTTTGGCAACCAAAATCCACCCGTCTAAATATGTCTTACTAAAAAAGTCCCCACCAATGTGAATTCTAAAATACTTAGCACTACGTGGTAAATTTTCAGAAATTGCAGCAATCATTGATTTTGCAAAAGCAACCGGACCACCACTTTTCAAACGGGCTTTTGCTAAATTTTCATTATATTCTCTTTGCAAATAAACATCTGGATACATTAACTCTTGACTTGCAGAAAAACATTGAAATTCAGAACTAGGTGACCGTTTCAACTTAGATGTTTTTGTCTTTGGATCACGTTCAACTTTAGTCAAACACTTTTTAGCAAAAGGACATGTGTATCCAGATCTCAACGAAAAATTATAATGATCGATTTTTGCGTTTGGTGGACTTATTCTGAAAATAAGACAGGGGTCGTTAAAATCGACTCCTTCCAACAGCAATTGTGCAAAAATCTGATAACTTTCATGAATCATACCTTATAAATATTCACAGTTTTGTTATTCTTACAATAAGTTTACCAGTTCCTTTAATAACTCTGTGATATGTTTCTTTTGGTATAAATAACGTATTTTCAAGGTGTATTGGAAGTTCATTGTCCATCTGAAACTCCCATCCATGGTTCTCTATAACCTCAACTATACGATCTTCTCGGTCTTTATGCCACTCTAATTCATGATCATCAACATCTTCTGAAAATGTACGAAGATATTGATTGTTGCCTAAAACCGTCTCTGTATAAGGATGACTCACAGATTGATATAATACTTACCCTGTGGACCGCTGTATTTGAATCGGGTAATAGGAATAACAATATTCAATCCGTCTTTGGTATGTGGAAACTTACCCTTTTGAACATACGCAAGTGTCATATGAGGATGATAATCAGGATAACTATCTTCGTTTGGCAATCGATCACATCTGTTTCTCAACTCCATCAATTGTTGATTGTTCTTATCCACATCAAACTTAACCACGTCGTAATTCTCATTGTTGAATTGACTCAATGCTTTCAAAATGATGTTAAATGGTTTTACGCCTTTCAATATTGTAGCAACATCTTTACGTTGCAAATCAGGTAAAAATCCATATTTCAATGTTACATGTGGCTCTTCATCATAACCATATGTTGGATCATTTGGATCAGTATACAATATCTCTGGAGGTATTGCAGTCTTACCAATACGAACAATGTGAGGACCATAAGTTGGTTCCACCATTGCCATTAAACATCCTTTTTCTGAGCATCATAATACTTGGATAACGTCTCCAAATACTCTTTTGCTTCATATCTATAGAAATCCCGAGCAAGAATCTGATAAGAATCAAATGCATCTTCGTATCTCAAATATGCATTAACCGCATTGATCATTGCTATTCTTGGATTTTCATCAAAGTTAGACAATGTATATTCTTTATTTGGACTATTGTTAATCAAATCAACCAACACCTTTTTATTGGTTTTGGTACTAGAAGTATCACTTTTTATGATCAACTTTTTATAGTCAATTTCACATTTCAATATGATACCATTGGGTTGTGCGTATGCTCTTGCATCATTCAAATTGCTGGTAAAATAAAACCCCGGTCCTTCTTGATCATGTGCATTTTCTCCACCAACATAATCATATGAAAACGATTCACTGTCTACAGTTCTTCCGTGATACCAAATTTTCTCGTTAGGACTGGTAGTAGGCCATTCTACATTTTCAATCAATCGCTTTAACTTGATCATATATTACCAGTATCTTCCTTTACCCTTGGTTCCCAAACTCTTGATTCGGTGACTTCTGCAACTCCAATATCCTGCTGTTGTACGATCCTTCTTTTGACTACACTTGTGACGTGCTCTAAAACTCTTTCTACGAGCTTTGCTACTAGCACGAATTCTCATTTTTGGATCACCAAAACTGACCTTCTTGATGTTACCATTTTTTCCTCTAACATACACAGCAAACTTCTTGGCACCACCGGGAGTTCTAAATGGTCTGTTCAAATGAACAGTACGACCACGGTGCTTAACTTCATGTAAATGATCTTCTTCTTCCTCAAGAGGAGCATCAAGATAAACTTCACGTCCTTCATACATACCCACTTGACAAAGATCACTTTCAATCATCTCTAGGCGTTTTCACATAAAGATAATCCTTTATCCAAATGAAATTGAAGTTCTTTACTAACTACACATTTACCTACCAATTTCATTGGTTCCGGATTGTAGTTTTCGCCAGCAATAATTCCTGATAGTTTGATCATAGATATAAATAAGTATTATTTCAAATTACGTTTATAATATTTAACCGATGTTGTACTGATTTGATACTTTTCAGCTAGTTGATTAATGGTATACTGACCTGATTGAATATCTGACAAAATTTGTGGTTTTAATTCTTTTAATCTAGCTTTATTTGACGAAATTTTGTTTCGAACTGTATCGGTCATGAATGTTCTTTTTTTACCTTCAAATCCATTTGAATAAGAATAGTTCATTTTTCTGTTCAATAGTATATTGCGTCGTTCGTCGTATTTAACTTTACCATCTTTTTCACCGTATTTGTTAATAAACCAATCTAACGTAAATTTTCCTTTTGATTTTTCTTTTTGTTGAGCAATCGCATCGGGTGTATGAGTTCTTCCAAACATTGGATTGTTTTCACCAGCACATAACGTTGACATTTTCTGAACAAATTGTTCTCTATTTGGATTGTGTGTAATCGTATCACCTCCCGCTGCTTTAGTACAAATGTTATAACCGATGTCTCTCATATAAGGTTTAAACAAATCTAAATAGTGTTGTTCCCTCTCAAATAAAATTGATTGGTTATCATCCGTAGATTCTACAACCTCAAACAAAAACTTATCTTCACCATAAAAGTTCCAAGCATTTTGTAATTTTGTGTTAATATGACGATTGGATTTTAACTTGGATTTGTGTTCATTCCATCTATGTTTGATATCATTAGATGATCCAATATAAAACTTACCATTAACCGTATTTGTAATTTTGTAAATGCCTGTATTTTCCATATTGCCATAAATATCATGAATTTATGGAAAGGTATAAAAACGCAAATAAAAAACCCCACTCTTTCGAGTGGGGCTTCGTTTAGACTTTATCGTCTACCCAAGATTATACTTGGTCGAGATCACCGACAAGAATCTTGCCGTAGAACTCTGGACGGACAATCTTCTTGGCGTAGCGAGTCATCACACCACGACGTGGAGTGAAGTTCACTGGATCATAGACCAATGGGGTTTGTACGAGTGGGATGTATGGAGCATACACAGCACCGGTTTCTAGGAAGTTATTTCCACGGAAACCAACCAAGATGGTGTTTTCAACCATGTATGGGTTCTTGTAGACTTGGAAACGACTTGCGAAGTTACCAACCTTGCTTACACCCATTGCGAACTTGGCGCTGTCACCATCGGTGTTGACAACGAAGCCTGGAATTGACTCCAAGATTGTTGCAACGTCTGGTGAGCAGACGAGGAAGTTAGCACCACCACGTAGGGTCAATTGGTGAATCTTGTTTGAGACCTTTTGGATCTTGTTACCAAGAGTTTGGAACCAAGTTGACTTGGTGTAGTAACCGCCGGTACCAGCAGTAGTTGTGTCAGTGATGACACCGCTGTCGCTGATTTCGCGGTTAATCTTTGCGCTCCAACGTGAAGTGGTTACACTTGGAACGTTGGTGATCAACATGTCAAGGATTTCGAGGTCGATTTCCATTGAAACGTACTCACTCAAGAGAGCAGTCAATTCTGCTTCTGCGTCGATGCTGTGGTAAGCATTCAAGTCCTGAGCAAGTTCTGGGGTCCAGACTGCCTTCAACTTACGAGTCTTAGCAACGATTGGCTCGCTCTTCAACTCAAGGTTGACTTCAGGAATACCGATTGAGCTCAAGCTGTCGGTTGTGGTCTTGTCTTCGAAGTCACCACGGTTACTGTCCTTAGGTTGTACACTGTAGTTAACAGTCAAACTTGCGGAAGCAGGGTTTGAACCGGAAACAACGAAGGTTACTTCTGAACCATTGATTGAGGTCAATGATGGGAAGTAGGTTACGATACTAGCAGCGGAGATGGTGAATGAACGAGCACCGTTAGCGTCGAACACGTTACCAGCAGCACTTGAAGCACTGTACAAGTTGGTTGTGGTCAAAGTGAAAACTTCGCCAGCAGCAACTGAAGCGCTATAGTTTGCATCAAAGTTAACTCCGCTCAATGAACTTACAGCAGCGCGGGTAGCGGTGATGTGGTTGATTGATTGGTCGTTAATTGAATAACCGAAACGGCCTGCACCGTAGAGACCACCGGTTGCACTGTCGGTTGAACCAAGCTTGGTGCCGGTACCACCGAATAGTGAACTGTAGTTGTTTGAAGTGTCCTTACTGAAGGCACCGTTGTTGGTTCCATACTTGAAGTCAAGATAGAAGATAAGACCGCTTGGGAGGTTCATTGGTTGAACACTCACAAACTCCTTAGCTGCGATTTCAGCAAACACACGGCGAACGAGTGGGAGAGCAACGCCTGCCCATTGTTCACTGTTTGAAGAAGTACCGGTTGCGGTAGCTTCGTCAAGAAGTTGCTTTGCTTGGTTCTCAAGAAGGATTGACATATTGGCCTTCTCGACGCCGTTTAGGCCTTCGAGCAAACCAGTTTGATCCCACTTTGATTGCAATCCACGGGTCTTAGCCATAAGCTCAGCCTGAGGATTCATATTTGTCGTTAGAAGTGACTTTACATCAGCACTCATAATATATTTTTCCTTGTAGTTTAATTTGTTTCAGACGTTATTACTTTTTAATGCCAGCGAGTGTCTTGAATCTCTCTGCCATTGTGTTTGTACCTTCCACAATTGGTTGTGAAGGTTTAGTACTTGCAACTGCCTTACTTGCCAAACCTTCGGTGATAGTAGTTGCAGCTGTATTTTTCTTCTTAACAACTGATCCACCCAAATTAAACGATTCGGCCATAATAGCATAGGTTAACTTGACTTCACGTACACTCGTAGTGAGGTCAAAATTCTCAACAACCTTCATCTTTTGTTGATTGTTCAAACTAAATTGCTTGAACAACTTGTTGGTATAAAGCAACTTGGCATTCAACAAGTTGACTTCATTGATTTGGTTGCGCAAAATCTCAACGGTCTTCAACGCTTCATCACGTTGTGAGGTAACTTCCTGAATCTGTTCTTCCCAAACGGATTCATCTTTTTCACCTTTTTCTTCGCCGTCTTTTTCTTCCTCTTCGCCGTCTTCCTTGGCTTCGCTCAAACCTTCTTCGGCTTCAAGTTCAGCGAGAAGTTCTTCAAGAGAAATTTCTTCTTCAGCAGATGCTGCTGGTGCGGTTGCGTCAGCTGCTGGAGCAGCCATTGGATCTACCGGAGCAGCAGGTGCTGCTGGTGCGGTTGCATCAGCTGCTGGAGCAGCAGGTGCCATTGGAGTGTCTGATACTGGAGCAGCAGGTGCTGGAGTATCTGACATTTGAGGTGCTGCTGGAGCAGGTGCTGGTGCAGCAGTTGGATCCATTGGAGCAGCAGGTGCTGCGGCAGCAGGATCAACTGGTGCTTCGCCCTCTTCGTCCATTGCATCCTGTTCAAGTTCAGCAATGATTTCTTCTAGTTCAGCATCAGTGATTGAGTCTTCTTGAGCCATACCATCTTCTTCAAGATGTTTTTCACCACCGTGCATCTCAACTGGTTTATCAGATGCCATAGGGTCTTCGGATGCTTCTTCCTTTAGTCTTTCTGCGAACAATGCTTGTACACGTTCACCAAATGCTTCTTCAAGAGCTACCTTTGCATTAGCAAGAGCAGTAGCACGAACAGCCTTGGCGTCCGCAAGCGCTTCTTTTAATAGATCGGACATATTATATTTTCCTTGTGGTTCTGAAGTTATTGGGGAGGAACTTCAATCGAATTTGTATTATTGTGGCAGCAAAGACGTTGCCGCATTTTGATATAAATATATGTGTTTTTACAAAACATTAAAAAATCTTCGTATTTGTATAGTATTAACGTCTATTTATACTACATCACGATTTATGCCTAATAACTCAAAAGAAAAGATCAAAAACCTCATTAAAGATCTACTTCATGAAATAATCACAGAAGATGAGAGAGTTGTTATGGCTGATAAAAAGGACATAACGTTATTGCCTCCCAATACGTTTGAGTCATATTTGAAACTGAGTATTGGTGTATCATTTACAAACGAAGAAAAGTTGGCAGCAACAGTTCCTAATATCAAAACTCCTTTTGCTAGAAACATTTTTGAAATAAGATACAAGAGTACCGAACAGGTATTGAATGGTGGTAAAATGGAATCAATCAATAAAACCACTGTGATTAAGAAAATCAAAGTGGGTAATTTGTTAGCTTATAAGAGTTTCACTTTAACAGAACCAACCGAGAAACCAGAACAGTCCAAGGACGGTAAACCAGAAAAACCAGAACCAATTAAGGTAACACTGATTACATCTGATAGTTTTACCAATCCAAAAGGTGATCCCGCTCTACTTTCTGAGTTTCTCAAAAAAGTCAACGACGAAATAGGACTTTAATATATGGATACAACAAGCAGTATCGTACAACAACACAATCCAAACAAAGAAGGCAAACATCCTCATTTGATTCAAAAAATGAAGCATACTAGCCATATGCTAAATGGTCCCAAATCCGAAGAATCAACACATCCGCATTTGGTCCGTCTCAAAGATTGGAAACCATGTGATCTTGAAATGTTTGCTAGTATGGGATTCTCCGGCGAAAACGCTGGTGACGATGGTCACTACATGGAAGAAGATGCTCTTCCAAATGGATTAGATGACGAAAAGAAATTCACTCGACGTGTTGCTCGAACCAAAGATAACAAATGGATGTTGGAAAAGAAAAGCATGTCTGAACCAGAAAATTCATATAGATTAGAAAAAGTATATGGTCACTTGATGGGTACTGATAAAAATCCCGGTCTACTAGATTATTTTGATACATTAACAAACGAATTGACAGAAAATCACTATTTATACAAAAGTATGAAACTCAAATCGATTTTAGAAAACATTCCAGCGTCTAAGCAGTCTCCTCCTCAATCGGATATTACTGCTGTAAGTCCACACGGTGTTGCTGAAACAACTCACCCAGAACCAGTTCATTCAACTGCTGTTCCTGTTGTTCAACGTGGTCTATCCAAAGAACAAAAGAAGATGCTTCAAGAACTTGTATTTGAATATAACAAGTATAACGAAGTTTTGGAAGCACGTAAGAAACTCATGGAAGTTGCAAATAAAATGGGCAACATCGGTGATTTGTCAGAAGCATACCTAATCGAAAAACTTCACGAAGGTAACAAAGAAGAAAATGCTTGGTTTGACGAAAAAACAATTCGTAAACATACAGGTGAAGTAAAAAAGATGACCACCGAGTTCAAAAAGATGGCAGCAGAGTGTGATGAATCTATGAGAAAAATGCAAGGTCTATATCAAGAATGTGGAATGATGTTGGAACGTTATTTCCACATGGAATAAACTTTTCCAGCTACGATAGACAAATCCTTTAACAGTTCTGGATCTTTTACCGTTTCACCAGTAGCTTTAAGTTGATCAATCTTACCAAAATAATACCACTTATTGTTGGTAAACTGATAAACATCGTTTTCACCAATTCCATCGTTTCCTTTACCAACTAGTGAGTGACCATCTTTAACTGCTGCCTGCGGTTTTGCAGCAAGGTTAATATTACGTAGTTGTTGTATTAGTGCAACCAAGTCTGAAACCAACATATTGAATTCGTTGATGAATATGGTAATATCTGAAGAAGTAATAGCTTCACTCAAAAATTCCTTTCTCATCACCCCAGTATTGGTTCCCACTGACTTTCTTACAATCTGGTCAGTCTTTGTCATGATCGAATCTCTGACCAAACGTAAAAATAGTTGGACATTCTTTGCATCATTTGGATTTGCTGGATTGACCGTCATCAACTTTTGAAGACGTTGTAGTACACCTCCAGCAACAAGCGGATTCTTCTTTAGTTTTTGAAGAATCTGAATTGATGCCTTGTTCAATGGAATATTTGTTTGTGCTGCCTCTTTAACAACTCCAGCAGCAGGTTGACCTTGTTGAACTTGTGGGGGTCTCAAAGCAACATAAAACAATCCATCAATGTTCTTATTGACTTTGACAGCTGAATACTTTCCACCAACAATAATATCAAACAAATCCAATGAAGTAAGTAGAACCGGACGCAACTTCACCAAATCCACTGTATTTGGGTCAATGTTCCTTAAGAAGCCAGAGACATCATTTACTTTTGATAAAAATGACTTGACCATTTTAATTTGATCCGGTGTTGGAGCAGCAGTTGTTGATCCCACCTTTGGAGTTGTACCCGGAGCCGATGGATCGGTTCCATCTGGAGGAGTTGTGCCTGGAGGAGTTGTGCCTGGAGGAGTTGTGCCTGGAGGAGTTGTGCCTGGAGGAGTTGTGCCC